AAAAAAAAAGAACGGGCCTCGCGGCCCGCCCTCCTTACTCCTTGGCTTCCACCAAGTCGTACTTCTCGCTCAGGATTTCACGAGCATGGAACTCCGCAGCTGCTTTGACCATGTGGTCCAGCAAAGCTTTGCCATGCACGGGAATTCCCTCGCTGTTAGCGTCGTTCGCCTGCTTTGTCAGAGTATCCAAGAATTTGTCAAACTTCGCGGCAATCTCCAGCACGCTAACCGCTGGAGCTTCGGGCTTTGCTTCCTCCCATGGCTTCGCCATGAGACGTTCGCGCAGCTCAGGTGTATCAGCCTTGCCGAGCTTATGCATCTTGTCGTAGCTAAAGGTTTGCTTACCCTTAGCAATGAACATGCATCCATTGAGCTCAAACCATGCACGCAGCGAAGCCTTGCGGCCTTGCTTGCCGATAGCGTCAACCAGCTGATCAGCAAGCGTTACATCACCATGCAACACGGCATGGATGACGCATTCAACCGCACACGCTTGCACGTCACGGGTGATTTTGGCCGCTTGTTTGCCGATCGAACCGATGGCCTTGAGAATTTCAGTTTTTTGCATATAACACTTTCAAAAATAAGGGAGATAAGAGGACCGGCTATTCGCGCCGCCGGGTAATGGCGCGTTGCATCTAAGGACGTGCAACTATCCGCCGACCTGTCACGTCGGGCCTTTACACGGATAAGGTTTTGCCGTGCACTTCAGGGGATAGGACCGCGCCATTCAATCGCGCCGGATATACCCTTTGATTCCTAGAGCCGCCGCGGTGTAGGCACACTATGGGCGTGCCTATCCCCACATGCGGATAGCGTAGCGGCGCAGCAATCCTCGCGCCCTTTCGGGCCGGCGCACCTCGCAGAGAGTAATCTCGATCTGCTTAAGGCTGTCAAAACCGGACAACGGGGGGGCAGATGGCCAAGAGTTCCTTGAGCTTTAGCTCACCCCTTCAACACATAACGTTCCCAAAAATAATAACCCTACAATTTAGTCAACTATTCCGAAGCCGTAATTTCGGCATCGACCTATTTTTCCAAGGTACCCCCCATCAAAACCGCCGCCAAAAAAATTTTCAGAAAATTCCGCACTCCAGTACACTCAGTGAACTTCGTAAGCAGAAAGGCTTAACGTGAACCTTGACGACATCCCCGACAATTTCACCATCGAGACCGGTTGGAAACCCAAATCGCAAGTGGACATCCCACCTGAAATGATTGTGGCCATCGCCCAAGGGCTCGAAGAACCCGACGAAATTGCTGCGCGTCATGGATTTACCGGCGACAAGTGGGAAAAACTCAAAGTCTGGAAGCCGTTTGTTACGGCAGTGGCCGAGCACCGGGCCGAACTGGAGCGTTCGGGCTACACGTTTCGGGTCAAAGCGCGGTTCATGGCCGAAGATTTGCTGGAAGAAACGTTCGTCAAAGCCAAAAACCCGGAAACATCACTGGCCCAAAAGCTCCAAGTGACCCAGTTTCTGACCCGAGTGGCAGGGTTGGAACCCAAGGAAGACAAATCCGGTTTGGTCGGCGAAGGTTTTAGCGTTACGATCAATATGAACGGCGCCAATACCACCATTTCAGGGGCATCAAATGGCGTTTCAAACAAAAATTTGTCCGAAATCGAAGATATAACCCCAAAAAACGGGGGTTACGTAATTGCGCCGTTGATCGACCCCACGCTTTTTGCAGAGATGGCGGCTAACCACGATGATTGACCACACCGAACTGCCCCTATATTCCATCCAAGCCACCCACAAGTGCATTGTGTGCGGGGCAGAATGGCGGTTTAACCCGGAATGGGTAACCCCAAGTGGTCGAACGTTCGGACCGTCGTGGTCCGTCAAGAGTTTAAAGCACGGCGACTGCTGCGAAACCGGGGCTATGGACATGATCATGATTCCGCTGGACTCCGAAGTCTATGAAAGTTAACTACGTCGCAGCCGCCATCAGTGCGGCGTTCATGAAGTCCGATGCCAACGTACGGTTGTTGATGGGACCGGTGGGTTCGGGCAAGTCAGTGTCAAGCATCATGGAGATTTTTCGCCGGTGCAGCGAAATGCCGAAGTGCAAAGACGGCTTTAGGCGCTCTCGTTGGGCCATTATCCGTAACACCAGCCAGCAACTGCGCGACACCACGCTCAAAACATGGTTTAACTGGTTCCCTGACGGCATTGCAGGCACGTGGCGGGTGGGCGACAAAGTGTTCCTTATCAACATCGGGGACATCCGGGCTGAAATTCTGTTTTTGCCGTTGGATACCCCGGACGACCAGCGCAAACTGCTGTCTTTGGAGCTCACTGGTGTGTTCGTCAACGAAGCGCGTGAGGTGCACCCGGACCTGATCATTGCCGCACGGTCGCGCCTGACACGATACCCCAGTAAAAGCATGTTGGCCAAAGACCCGATCACCAAGAAAGTGCCGAAATACTGGTCCGGGTTGATCATGGATACCAACCCGCCGTCGGAAGACTCGTGGCTCTACGAGCAGTTCGAGGTCATTAAGCCCACCGGGTGGGAGTTGTACCGCCAGCCGTCGGGCCTGTCGCCGCAAGCAGAGAACCGGGAAAACCTCGGTGACACGTACTACGAAGACATGATGGCCGGCGCCACGGAGGATTTCATCAGGGTCCACGTGCACGGGGAATACGGCCGGTCGCTTGTCGGGCGGGCGGTTTATGAGAAATCATTTGTCAAGGAATACCACGTTGCGCTTGTACCACTTCGGGCTATCGAGTACGACCTGTACCCCATCATCATTGGAATGGACTTCGGACGCACCCCGGCAGCAGTGCTTTTGCAAAGGGATGCTCGGGGGCGGATATTGGTGCTGGACGCCCTCTATGTGGAAAACATTGGACTCAAAGGCTTCTTGCAGTACCACCTCAAACCCCTGCTGTCCGAAAAGTTCTCGGCCAACCGGTACCTCATAAGCGGCGACCCGGCAGGCTGGGCCAAAAGTCAGTTAAATGAACAGAACGTTGAGGACGTTATCAAGGAAGAAGGACTGCGCTGCGTGCGCGCGCCGACCAACGACCCGACCAAACGCATCGCATCCGTGGAAAAAGCACTCAGTGGACAGGTCAACGGTGGAGCTTTGCTGTTGTTCAGCTCGTCAGACACCTCTGCCGGCATGAAGCACCTCAACCAAGCCATGTACGGCGGGTACAAATACAAGCGCAAAAAAGACGGGTCGTACGAGTCCGAGCCGGCCAAAGACGAGTTTAGCCACGTCAGCGACGCGTTGCAGTACGGAGTCCTGTGCATCGACAACGGCGGCTCGGCCGCGGCCTTTGGAACCACGCGTCGACAGGTAAAGGTTGCGCCCAGCATAGGATGGACATAGAATGCGCGAATGTACCCCCACCTTATCGTGCTTCCTGCCATGTTCGGTTACGAGCTGGGGTACCTTGGCGCGGGCACGCTGGTGTCTTTGATCTTCATTGCCAAAGGGATTTACGATGACTGCATCCGAGATACTGCAAAAAGGTAACAACCCCACTACGCCGGTAACCATGGAAGGCACCATGGATTTTTACCGCAAGGCGCTCACAGGCGGCAAAAGCGCAGGGGCCACAACTCCCGGCGACATGCGCGTTGAGCAGCGACTCAAAGAAGCTGGCGTTTCCACACTTCCTGACGCCCCGGCCCCTGCGCCAAACCCCAACGCTTCCAATTACGTTGACCCCGCCACCAATATCCGCTTTGCAAACGGCGGACCCATCAAAGGAAAACCCATGATCAAGCACCCTAATATTCACCAAGACGCTCACACTGCGCCACCTCCCCACGCCCAGTCCGCAGCAGCTGCGCCGTCTGCGTTAATGATGCCAGCTTCGGCTACCGGCGCCTCCATTGGCCCTCCACCCGCAAGTGCGCAACAAGCCAACCCCGGCGGTGGTTTTGCAGATGGCGGACCTATCCGTGGAGGACGTCAAGCTCCTAAAAAGCCAAACCCATCGTTCCAGCCGTTTGGCACAAAACCCGGCGCAACACCGGCATAATGTTGTACATTACCCACCAGTAACTTCGGAGAATCCCATGAAGGCAACCAATTCAGACCAGTTCGTCAACCTAGGCCCCGTTGGCGGCATGGGCGGCTCCGCTACCCCCGGCGGCTACAACCAAGGCAACATGATTGCCGGTGTGCGCGGCCCGAAGGGTGATTCAAGCCCAAAAATGGCCGGCAGTCCCGGTGCTGGCAAATTCGGCAACATTCTGGTGAACTCTGAGTTTCCCGGTGCTGGTTCCGAGACCGCCGCACCCAAAGGCATGTTTGCCCAAGGCGACATGGTTACTGCCAAGTATGGTCCCGGCTTTCCGGCGGCTCCCGGTGACGGTGACGGCGCCAAAGGGGGTGTCAAGACTGGCGGCAACATCTTGGGTACTGCATTGGACGACCAAGGCAACCCCCGCGGCGCACCGGCTGATTCCGGCTACGCCCAAGGCGATGAGTTTGCCGCCATCAGCAAAAAGAAAAACAAGTAAATGGCTGGTCTACTGCGCGTCGAGAACAACGCGCAGCTTGACGCACGGCAGGCCGCCGAGCAGGCTGCGCAGGACACCCAGAACCAACCGGTCATTCTGGGCCTAGCCGCGCACCTTAAGAAATTGTGGGAACCGGCCAAGCGTGCCAAACTCCCCATTGAGACAAAAATGTTCTCGGCTTTGCGTCAGCGCAACGGCCAATACGAACAGACAGTGGCCAACGCCATTGCCCAGCAGGGCGGCTCTAGCGTGTACATGATGATCACGGAAACTAAATGCCGTGGGGCAGAAAGCTGGCTGCGCGATATTTTGTTGGAAGATGGCAAGCTGCCTTTTCAAGTAAGCCCCCCGCCGGACCCGCAACTTGAGCCTGACGATATGGAGCGCGTGCAAACTGAATTTGCACAAGCCATCATGCAAAAAGTTCAGCAAGGGCAACCGTTGGACCCTTCATCGCAGCAAGACCTCAAAGAGATTGCCGAGCAATCCATACGCGCTGAAATCATGGAAGAAGCGCAAGAAACCGCTGACGCCATGCAAACCAAGATTGAGGACCAATTCGCCAAAGGCGGCCTGATCGAAGGCTTCAACGCGTTCATTAGTGACTTGGCAACGTACCCCAACGCATTCCTCAAAGGCCCCGTTGTGCGCAGAAAACGCACTATGGCGTGGGCCAAAGACGCTACCGGCAAATGGGCGCCGCAGGTGCAAGACACTTTGATGCCCACGTACACCCGCGTGGACCCATATAGGTTCTACCCCGAGCCGGGCGTCACCGACATCAACGAAGGCTATGTGTTTGAGCACCATCGCTTGAGCCGCCCGGAATTGGCGGCGCTCAAAGGCGTGCCGGGGTATGACGACGCCGCAATCGACTACGTGCTTGCGCACATGCCCGGCAGCAGCACGGGCACATGGCTCAACCCTAACTACCAGCTGCAGGCTACGCTGGAGCAAAAGTTCAACATCTGGGACCGCCCGACCGCCGTGGTCGATGCGCTGGAGTTTCATGGCAAAGTAGCCGGCAGCATGTTGCTGGAGTGGGGAATGGACCCAAGCGACGTGCCGGACCCATCCATGGAGTACGACGTCAGCGCATGGCTGATCGACAACTGGGTCATCAAGGCCACGCTCAACTACGACCCGCTGGGCCGTAACCCTTACTACACGTCGTCATTTGTCAAGCGTCCGGGCGCTTTTTGGGGCTCGTCCATCCCCGAGCTGATTGAAGACATTCAAAACATGTGCAACGCCGCGGCGCGTGCGTTGGTCAACAACATGGGCTTGGCGTCGGGCCCCATGGTTGAGGTCAATGTGGACCGTCTGCCGGCTGACGAGGAAATCACCACGCTTACTCCGTGGCGCATCTTTCAAGTCACCAACGACCCGTTGGGCTCTGGCCAACCTGCCATTCGGTTCAACCAGCCCCAGAGTAACGCACAAGAGCTGATGGAGGTGTACACGCACTTCACAAAGCTGGCAGACGACCAATCCGGCATTCCGGCCTACGTGTACGGCGACATGAACGTGCAGGGCGCTGGCCGCACGGCATCTGGCTTGTCAATGCTCATGGGCTCGGCCGGTAAAGGCATCCGGCAAGTCATCATGCATCTCGACATGGACGTGATTGGCAAATTGGTCAAAGCCCAGTACGACTGGAACATGCGATACGTGGACGACGACAGCATCAAGGGCGACTGCACCACCGAACCAAAAGGCGCGATTCAGTTGGCCACCAAAGAGCAGCTCGACGTGCGCCGCGTGGAATTTTTGCAGGCCACAGCCAATCCTATGGATTCTCAGATCGTGGGCATCCCCGGGCGCGCGGCTATCCTGCGCGAAGTTGCCAAAGGGCTCAGCATGCCGGTGGACGACATTATCCCCAGCAAAGAAAAGCTAGAGCAAATGCAAAAAGAGCAAGAAGCTCAACAGGCGCAAGCACAGGCCCAGCAAGCGCAACAGGGCAAGCCCGGCGGCCCACCCGCTACCGGGCAGGGGCAGCAACAGCCGGCGCAAGGTGCTCCGGTCAACCCCGGCGGGGCGCCCATGGGTGGGCAAGACGCAAACACTGTCACCAATCAAAACACTGGACACTAGGAGCCCACCATGACCGACGAAGTTTTAGCCGACCCGACCGCCGCTGCCGACACCGCCGTGGCTGTCCCATCAGCACCGGACTTTATTAACGACCCACTTTACGCACAAATGCAGGCCCGGTTTCAAACCGTGCAAAATGGTGCGTACGGGCGGCTGGAGCAAATTCTTGCCGAAGTGCGGTACTTGATCAACCTGTAAGGACCACCATGGCTGCCTTTACCCCACAAACCACCAGCACGTACCAGTTCACCGTCGGTACGACGGCCATGAATATAATTTTGCCTGCGCGCCCGGGCACCATCCGTATTTTGAACGCTACGGCGGCCAACATTCTGTACGTGGAGATTGGCGGGGCTACAGCAGTCGCCCCTGTCGCTGCTACGGGCACGGGCAACGTGGCGCTCGCAGCCGCTGGGTCTATGCCTTTGGCTGGTGGCGCTGGCTCCATCCCACTGCTTTTGGAAAAGGGCGGCTCCCAGATGTTGAGCATGGTCGCCTCCGCAGCAAGTACCCAAGTATTTATTACGTTGGGGCTTGGTGACACGGTTGGCTAAGTGTGATATAACCCGCAACAACGGCGTATTCTGGTAGCAATTCGCAAGCCGGTCACCGTCAAGGAGTAAAACATGCGTTACGAAGATTTTGCAACAAACTTAATGCGTATTGGCGAAGGTCGCGGCATCCCGGCTGCTGGACGTTTTGCTACGACTGAACGCGCGGTCAGCTCGGTGGTCACCGTCACGCTTACTCCCGTATCTGTTGCGACTATTACTGTCGCCGCCCAAACGTTTACCGGTATCCCGGGCGTCGAACTTAACGACATTGTTATTCCTGTGCGCACTCCCAACATTACGGCGACTGCGATCACTTCTGTGCAGCCGACCGCACAGAACACCATTTCTGTAAGCTTCATCAATCCAACCGCTGGTGCGCTTACCCCCACTTCCGGCGCTTACACGTTCTTGATTATCAAGACGCAGTAACATGAAACTTAACGCAGAACAAATTAAACTCTTTGGGAATCTGGCCCGCCAGTTTCCCGAGTTTGGAGATTTTTTGTCTGCGTGGAGACAGAAAGAATTGGAGCAGTTGCCGTACGCGGCCGCTGCAAATTTGGACGTTACCCGTGGCCGCGTCCAAAGCCTTACTGAGCTTCAGAAGGCCCTTTATGGTCACCGTGATACTCCTTAGCAATAGAAAGGCAAGGAAATGGCAACCCTCCCAGCGCAGATTCAACGGCAAGTAGACGCCGCACAGGCACTTGTGGACGCGCAACGCGCACCAACAAACCCTCCTGAAGCAACGAAAACCGCAGCCCAAGAACCTGTAGCGACTGTCACGTCGCAGGAGCCTGCCCGTGTTGAAGATGAAAATAGCCAGACCTACGCTCAGCGTTGGCGCTCGCTGCAAGGAATTCACAATTCCACTAAGCAACGCCTTGACGCTTTGGAAGCGCAAAACCAACAGCTGCAACAACTAGTGTCCTCGATGCAAACCGCACCGGTGACCAGCATGGCAAACAAGCGATTCTTGACTGAACAGGACACGTCCGAATATGGTCAAGACATGGTGGATGTTATGCGACGCGCTGCCCGCGAAGAACTCGTAGACTTTGCAGGCGCCGTGGGGTCACTGAAAGCTGATATTGACGGGCTTCGGCAAGTCGTACCAACCGTGCAACAGTTGTCCCGGGAAACACAAGTAAGTGCGCAGGAACGCTTTTTTAGCGCCCTTGCGTCGGCAGTGCCGGATTACGAAGCTATCAACGCTTCGCAACAATTCCGGCAATGGTTGCTGTCCGCTGACCCAATGACTGGCATTTTGCGCCAGACTTATTTGGCAGACGCGCAACGTTCTGGTGACGTAGTTCGGGTGGCAAGCATCTTTAATACGTGGAAATCTCTCGCTGGAACTCAAGGTCAGACGACTACTCGGCGCACCCCGCAACAAGAACTGGAGCGCCAACAAGCGCCCGGCCGCAACCTAACTGCAGCCCCGGTGGAAAACCAAGGCCGTATTTGGGACCCACGCGAAATTTCTGCTTTTTACGATCAACGTCGTAAAGGTGAATGGGCGGGGCGGGAAGCTGAGTATAAGGCGCTTGAGCAAGACATTTTCAAAGCGCAGGCCGAAGGACGAATCGTCCGTAAAGCCGCATGATTTTCTATTTTTAAGGAGTATTTCAAATGCCATTTCCCGTAACTGGCGGTAGTGCAAATTACACCGGTAACTTTATTCCAGAAATCTGGTCGTCGAAGTTGATCGCCAATTTCTATGACGCCACAGTTCTGGCCGCGATCGCCAACACCGATTACAGTGGTGAAATCACTGGTTTTGGTGACAAGGTGAACATCCGTACAACCCCTGAGTTGACCATCCGTGACTACCAGAAGGGCATGCAACTGCAAGTTGAGCGCCCTGACAAACCAAAGATCGTTCTGAACATCGACCAAGGCGATTACTTCGCTGCCGTCGAAGACGACGTGGACCGCATTCAGGCCGACATCAACTTGATGGACGCTTGGACCCGTGACGCTTCGGAAAAAATGAAAATCAAGATCGACGCCAAAGTCTTGACCAACATTTTGCCGAGCGTCTCCGCGTTGAACCAAGGTACTGCCGCTGGCCGTATCTCTGGCAACATCAACTTGGGCGTGACCGGCGCACCTGTTCAGCTGACCAAAACCAACGTGGTTGACTACATTGTTGACTGCGGCGCGGTGCTGGACGAAGCCAACGCCCCTGAGACCGACCGCTGGATTATTATTCCAGCGTGGGTTGCAGCCATGATCAAGAAATCCGACATCAAGGACGCTTCTTTGTCTGGCGACAGCCAAACCCCGTTGCGCAACGGCCGTCTCGGCACGCTGGACCGCTTCACCGTGTACGTCAGCCACAACTTGAACCGCGTGATTGATTCGTCTGGCCCACAGTCGTTCTCCATCATGGCTGGTCACAAGATGGGCCTGACTTTTGCTACCCAGATGACCAACATGGAATCCATTCGTGCTGAGTCTACTTTCGGCAGCATCGTGCGCGGCTTGCAGGTTTACGGGTATCAGGTTGTCAAGCCTGAAGCTCTGGCCCGCCTGTACGTCCGGCAGTAAAACTAACACCGAAAAAGGAGTAATCTGAAATGGCTGCAAACTATGTAACCGACCAACTGGGTCGTGTCCTGACCACGGTGTTCACCGACTACCGTGGCGATGCGTCTATCGGCGGACCAGAAATTCTGGAAACCACGATTGACTTGTCCATCATCGGCTCCAACACCACGTTCTCCAACGTGAGTAGCCGTACCACTCTGCCCAACGGCGGTTTGGGATTGGCCGCTGGTGACTCGATTGACGTAGCGGTTTTGCCCTACAACTTTCAAGTCCAAGCGGTCCAGTTCATCGCCGACACCAACGCCCCAACGCCCGACATCATTCCAACTGGTGTGCAGGCTACTGGCGCGGCTGGTACGTTGACAGCGTTGACTTACAGCTTGGGCCGCTACTTGGTGTCCACGGCTGACCGCGCCACGGCTATTACCGTGGGTGCTGGTGTGCAGGGCGGTGCTTTCACTGGCTCCGCTACCACCTACGCCAGCGCGGCCAACTTGATCACCGCTTCTGCGATGAACGCCTCTGCGTTGGTCTATACGGCTGGTACCGACTACCTGCCATGGATTAACACCGGCACTGGCTCCATCGTGACCGGCACTCAGGCTGGCGTGTATGTGCTGCGCTTAACGGTCGGTGCCTTCACCGGTACTGCTACCAACTTGAAGACCGGCAAATTCCGCTTCCGCATTGCTGGTATCGCTTACAACATCTAAACAATGTTGTGACTTGAAAAAGCCCCCTCACGGGGGCTTTTTTCTGCTATATTCCCCAAAGATTTCAGGAGTTACCGCATGACGCACCGCTTCCTAAAACACGTTGAGTCCGGCGTAATCTACATGTACGTTGAACCGTGGATTGGCCGTGAAGGGTTTATTGAAGTCGCCAACGCCGCCGGTGACCCACTTCCTGAGCCAAAAGGCGAGGCCGTGGTAAACCTTGGCAGCCGCCGCAAACCAAAAGTTACCGCAGAGCCTGCGCAGGAAATGCCCACTGAGTACGAGTTGGCGCAAGCCGGCTTGTCCGCTGACGCTTCGCGGGGCTTGTAGTGGCAACTTTCCTGATGTCCCAGTTGGTCGCGGACGCGCGCATTGCCGTGCAAGACTTGGGCGTCTTGGCCACTCCCCGGTTTGCCGACGCGCAGATATTGTCGTTGGCCAACCAGACACTCAAAGCCATGGCGGTGCTGCGGCCTGACTTGTTCGCGCTTGTAACCACCATGACCACGGTGCAAGGGGCGTACCAAACGGCGCCGGCCGACAGCATTCGGTTCATGGAAGCACTGCTTGTGGTGGGGGCTAACAACCTCAACGAAATCAATCGTGAAGCGCTGGACCTGATGAGCAACAACTGGCAGACGCTCACCCCAACTACGCCGACCAACTGGATGCGCCACCCGCGCAACGCCAACGCTTTTTTCACGTACCCACCTGCTGCCGCCGGCATTACCCTCCAGATCGAGTACGCCCAGTCCCCGCCGTTCTACGCGTTGACACAGGCCCCGGCCATCATGCCGGATGCGTACTATTCGACGCTCCTTGATGGCACTGTGGCCCGTCTGGAAATGACCGACAACGAGGCTTCCAACTCCGGCCGCGCAAAACTGATGAACGACATGTTTGTGAGCCAGTTGCAGACTAGCCTGCAGGCGCGCAATACGCTGGACAATGAAAGCGGTGGCGGCACCGACGACATTGCTTCACCACCGGGAGCTGTAACGTAATGCAAAAATTCACAGACATCGTTTTGGCTGCCAGCGGCGGCGGCACTGCGTCTCCACTTGGCAACGCCACTGTTACGGTAACGCAAGCGATCGGTGGCGCAACCGCCGCGATTTATTCAGACAACGGCGTCACCCCACTGGCCAACCCATTCACAGCAGACAACACTGGTCGCGTGTCGTTTTACGCTGCCGACGGACGATACACCATCACTGTGGCCAAGACCGGGTTTACCACGGTAACCATCGCCGACATCATCCTTGAAGATTCTCAGGACACTCTGACGTTCACGGACACCGGCACGCTTGGCGCATGGCAAAGCACGACCAACAGCTACAACCAGCTGATGATTCAAAACAAGAGCAACGGCAGCACAGCCAGCGCTAGTTACGTGTTTAACAACGATGTAGCAACTACTTCGACCAACTACGGTGAGGTGGGCATCAACAGCTCTGGGTACAGCGGCACAGGGCCTTTTAACCAGCCCGGGTATTGCTACGTAGCGTCGGCCACAACGCCCCTTGCGATCGGCACTTACAGCAACCAGCCGATTTACTTTGTCGTCAACAGCGGGGCTACGGCGGCAGCAACAATCGACACTAGCAACAGGCTGCTTGTTCCAAACGGTACCGTAGTCGCTCCTGTTGCGTTTGCTTCTTTGCCAGCGTCCCCCATTGCGGGGCAACGCGCAATGATCAACAACAGCGTTGCTGCACCTGCGTTTTTGTCAACCGCAGCGGGGGGTGGTTCTACAACCGTGCCAGTGTTTTACAACGGCACCGCATGGCTGGTGGGCTAACATGACCATCCTTTTATCCCCGTCGGTCGGCGGTACGCTAATCACGTACAGCTCGGTCTTTGGCGACATCATGGCCAACTTGTCCGGTGTGCCCGACGTGGTGTTGAACTTTTACATGAACAAGGTCGCCATTGACTTGTGTGAGCGCGCGAAAGTTTGGAGGGTCAATTACGGGGCGCTGCCGCTTACCCAAGGCACCTACGTCAACGGAGTGCAGACGGTCATAGCACCCACCACTTATTACGTCACGTCCCCTGTGGCCAACACAGAGTTGTCGGCTATTTTGCTGGCCAAGAACTACTTGACCACGGCTAACGATTGGCAACCGCTGGATATAGTGACCACTGAGCAGGTTTTTGAAGTGGCGCCGGATTGGCCCAGCATCAATGGCAGTGGGCAGCCCGTTGCAGTCACTCGGCTGGACGAGGCTTCAATTGCTGTAGTTCCGGCCCCAGATAACAACGACACGTACACCATTTACCTGTACTGCGCCATTCGGCCCACGCTTACCGCAACCACCATCGACAGCACCATCTACGCCACCTACCGCCGGGCCATTTACCACGGGGTATTGCATGAGCTGTTTATGATGCCTAAAAAGCCGTGGACCGACACCGATCGCGCCAAATACCACGGCGCTCAGTGGGAGTTCATGGTAAATTCCGCCCGGGCCCGGGCCAATAAGAGTTTCGGACGCGCTAACCTGACGGTTGTGCCGCAACCTTGGGCATAAAGGAAATACATGGCACAAGTTCTTTTAGCCAACAACGCGTACACAACACTGGCAATAGGTTGCGCATCCACTGACACGTCCATCACGGTCACGTCCAGCAGCTTGTTTCCGTCGGTGACGACAGCTTCGGGCAACTGGTTCTACGCCTGTTTCCAAGACACGCTGGCCAACTTGGAAATTATGAAGGTCACCAACGTGTCCGGCGCGGTGTGGACTGTTACGCGGGCTATCGGCGGCACAACCGCCCGGGCGTTCACGGCTGGTGCAGTTATCGAGCTGCGGGTTACCGCGGAAACGCTCAACGACGTGACGAACTACAACGTCGGCACCGTCGTGCAAAACTCGACGCAGATGTACCTGACCGCGGTGGCGGGCACCAACACCATCACTGCAACGCTGCCGGCGCCGTTTAGCGCGTACGCTGCGGGTCAAAAGTTCCATTTCATTGCTGCCGCGGCCAACACCGGGGCGGTGACCATCAACATCAACTCGGTCGGCGCCAAGTCAATTACGAAGAACGGCACAACCCCGCTGGCCACCGGAGACATCACGGCTGGTGCAGCGTACATCGTCATGTACGACGGTACAGAGTTTCAGTTGCTCGGCGGCGTAGGCGCCAACGGCGGGGTCAACCAGCTGACACAGGCCAACGGGTACACCGTCGCGGCAGGCACCGGCCAAGTGTTTGTGGGCCCAATCACGATACCGACCGGGCAGCAAGGCATTGTTCAAACAGGCGGAAGGTTGGTGATACTGTGACCATTACGATTGACGGCACCGCCGGTGTAACTTTTCCTGACACCTCAGTTCAACCAAAGTCGAGTTATGGGCCAGCGTTCAGTGCGTATCAGAGTACGTTGCAATCTGTACCCAATGCAACCCCAACCAAAATTCAATTTCAAACTAAAGAGTTTGACACCAATACGGCTTACGACAACGTAACGAACTACCGCTTTCAGCCAACAGTTGCAGGATATTACCAAATGTCAGGAAGCGTTGGGGTTGCAACGTCAACTGCAAATTTTGTTAATTCAATTTACAAGAATGGTGCAAGGTTTAAGGACAGTACTTTGGCGGGAAATGCAGCAAATGCCACATATAGCGTTCAAGTTTCTGCTTTGGTTTATTTGAACGGTTCAACAGATTACGTCGAGTTGTGGACTTCTCAAAGTTCTGGTGGTGCTTTGAATACCACAGCAACAAATTACCAGACCTACTTCCAAGGTATATTCATCCGAGGCGCATAACACATGACCACAACAACAATCCAAGCCCCCGGCGCTGGTGGTGACGGTTTCTCCACTACAGCAGGCAATGATGGAACCCTGACCATCGCAGTCGGGCCAACTGGCGCGAAGGTGAATGCAATGGTATTGGACGCAGCGGGTAATCCTACGTTGCTGAAAGCGCCTATCAATAACGCTGCTCCTTGTTTTAGTGCTAGTTATGCAGGAACAACAACTTCTACTTCTGGTGCAACTACAAAAGTTCCATACTCTATAAAAGATTTTGATCTTACAAATGCTTATGACAACACAACTAATTTTAGGTTTCAACCATTAGTTGCAGGTTATTATCAAATTATAGCTTCTTGTGCTTTTGGCGGGGCTGGTGCAAGTGCGGGTATTTCTCGTTTATATCTTAATAAAAATGGAGCCCAATATAAATATCAAGACATGTATTTTCCCACTACTTCAGTTCCTGTAAACAATTTGTCAGATATAGTGTTTTTAAATGGATCCACTGATTATATTGAAGTAACTGCATTTCAAAATACAGGATCAACTCTTTCAGTGGGCGGTAGTGCGTTATTAAACAAATTTCAAGGTGTTCTTCTTGTAAGGACTGCATAACATGGCTGTCGATATTGTTTTCAACAACGGTGGCGCTCAGTTTGCGGATGGAACTGTTCTTCCTTCGGGCGGCACACTTCAACAGCAATCCATCGGCGCATCAGTTGCATCCAATGCGCTGACTGTCAACTACAACGGTGGGCCTCTAGCCTTCCGCAACGCTACGCTGACCACCGGAACCCCTGTCAACATCCAAGTGGGTGCGCTATCCCTTGTCGTGCCATCTACGGCGACTCTGGGAACTGTTGCCACTATCCAAGCACAGTTGGCATTGCTTGTTGCTTACAACTCTGGTTCTCCGGTTTTGTGCGTTGTAAACATGGCAGGCGGCGTTAACCTTGATGAAACCACGCTAATCAGCCCAACCACAATAAGCACGGGCGCTACGTCTGCAAGCGTAATTTACTCCTCAAGTTCTGTAGGTGCTAATTCACCGTTCCGAGTGGTTGGTTACATCAACATCACAGAAGCCACGGCGGGTACTTGGCTAACTGCTCCGACATTGGTGCAGGGTTATGGCGGTCAAGCAATGGCTGCGATGCAGTCGCTTGGGTTTGGGCAGACTTGGCAAAACTTAACAGGAGGTCGTGCGGTAGGAACAACTTATTACAACACCACCAATAGACCAATAACTGTGGCGGCGGCTTTTACAAACTCATCTGCAAACACTTATTTCGGTTTAACAATTAACGGTGTTAGTGTTTATGCAGGTGCAAACAATAATGCTGGACAAGTTGGCGCATTTTCTATAGTTGTTCCTCCTAACGCTTCATATGTAACTATTACAAACACAGGAACATTGAATTTGATTAATTGGGATGAATTGAGGTAATTATGACTATCTGGATTGACTCAAACAACGTACTGCACGATGACATGGATGGTCAGGCACTGTCGCTACCTTCATGGCCGCAAGGCATGACTCAAGCAACGCAAGAGCAGATTACCGCCATCACGACTCCACCGACTTTAACTGCACAGCAACAAGCACTTGCCCAGATCGTTGCGATTGAACAGGCGAACCCTTTCACGCACCGTCATTTTCGAGATGCGTTTGACACGATTACGCAAGTGATCGTAGCGGTAAATCCGACTTACGACATGAGCAAGATTCCCGGTTTTGCGGCAGTTGCGTCGGTGGAGGCGCAAATAGCGGCGCTCAGGAGCAACTTGAAATGACCAACTTCCAATATTGGCTTTGCTTCCACTTTGCTTCATTGCCCGTGATGTGGGTGCTGTTTTACTTTTTGTATCACACGCTCAAGGGTGACACAACCAAGTACGCGCCTATTTGGATTATTGGTGTGGTGGTGGACGTCTATGTAGACGTCTTCTGGGGGAGCCTGATTTTCTTGCAATGGCCTTCGCTTGAGCGTTTGTTTTTCTCTGCTCGACTTGATGACCTGATTCGCAATGGCACGGGCTGGCGCAAGGCTCTTGCCATTCAGATCGTCGGCAGGTTCTTGGAACCATATGACCTGTCAATTCCTAAACAACATACCACATACGGCTTGTACCCCGTTAACATTCACTTCTCTGGAGTTTGACCTGTGAACCCGCAAGAAACACACGATGCGTTTATCAAAGTAGCGATCGCTTGGACCGCCATGGCGCTAGGTGCATTTACACTTTCGCAAGCCGTGCTTTGCGCTACGTTGATATATACCGTTTTGCAGATTTTTATACTGCTGTACCGAGTCTTTAGGGGAAAAATATGACGTGGACTTACGAACAAGCTACGGGTAATTTACTAGACCCCAATGGGGTACTGGTAGCTACGGGGTACGCTGGAGGAAACTG